GTCCTGGTGCTGCGCAACGGCTTCACTGTGACCGGCGAGAGCGCATGCGCAAGCCCTAAGAACTTCAACACCGAGATTAGCCGCAAGATCGCCCGAGCCAATGCTGTGCAGAAAGTATGGCCCCTGATGGGTTATGCACTCAAGCAAAAGCTTGCAGAAATTGGTGCTGCATGAGCACAGAAGACAAAGCAGCCCATGAAGCCGCATTACCCATCGCCCGCGTGGCATGGGAAGTCTCCCGCACCGTTGCATTGTCCTTTGGTGACTTTTCCAAAGGGCCATGGGAGTCACGCAGCAAGGCCGAGCAGGACCAGGCGGTAAGTCTGGCCACTGCCTACCTCAACACCCCAGACATGAAGCCGCAAACCCTGTCCGTGAAGCTGGAAAGCCAGCAGGACCGAGCCATTGCTTATGCCTTCTACGGCACCGTGCGCGGCATCGCGCAAGAGCAGACCCGCACATAAACCACCAGGAAAACACCATGAAACTCTGGAAACAACGCCTTTTTTCCCGCCTGCAGCGCCCAGACGAGGGCGATGGCTCTGACTTGGGCGGAGAAGTTATCAGCATCAACGGTGAGGGCGCAACACCGCCAATCGATGGCACTGACACCACGCCGGAAGACCGCGGGGATGTGGTGACACCACCTTCTACCGACAAGGCCGAAGTCGAGACATCCACCCAGGACTCTGCAGCGACTGAACCTAAGTCCGGCGGCATCCCCAAGGCCCGTTTTGACGAGGTAAACGAGCGCCGCAAGTCTGCCGAACAGGAGTTGGAGGCAGCGCGTGCTGAATTGGCTGCACTCAAGTCAGGAAAGCAGGCAGCTCCAACGCAAACTACCGAGCAGACACCTAAAGAGCAGGCTGCAGAGCAGTTTGACGAAGACGCAAAGGAGCAGGCCTACATCGACGCCATGCTGGACGGTGATACCGCGCTTGCGAAGCAGATCCGCAAGGAAATCAATGCCAACTTGCGCCAGCAGGCCGCCGTGGAAGTGGAAACACGGACAACCCAGCGCAATGCCGCCGAGAGTTTGAGCCAAGCAGCAGCCAAAGCCAGTACAGATTACCCCTATCTGGACACGGATGAAGGCTCCTATGCGCTGGGCCTGATTGTGTCTGCACGCGATGCTGGAATTGCCCGCGGATTGCCTGCGCACGTTGCCCTGGCAGACGCCGTGGCCAAGATCGCTCCGCGATTTGCTCCAGCAGACAGCGCAGCGACCCCCAGTAGGGGCTTGCCCACACCCAAGGCCGCTGTAGATACTCGCACACAGCAAGCACTGGAGCGTGGAGCACTGGATTCAACCCGGCAGCCACCCCCGATGCAAGCAGGTTTGGGAAATCGCACGGACAAGGTTCGCATTGATGTAGACAACCTCGATGAAGCCCAGTTCGCAGCCCTCACGCCAGCCGAGAAAAAGGCTGCGCGCGGGGACTACTCGTAGCGCACCCAAGCCAGTCCAGCGGGGTTCACCGTCCCGCTGGTTATCTCAGGTGACTTCGCCCCATAACTGGCGTTAAACGGTTTGGCCTCTTGACGGCCCCAGCAGTCATGTTCCCGCAAGGCAGCGCATTGCCAGACGAATGCAACCCCTTTTTTTGGAGCATGACATGCTTACTAATTTCGCAGCGCTGACACCCCAGCAAAAAGTTGTTTGGTCCCGTGACGTGTGGCAATCCGCCCGCGACCAAATGTTTATCAAGAAATTCACTGGCGGCGAAAACTCCGTCATCCAGCGCATCACCGAACTGACCAAGACCGAGAAGGGCGAACAAGTGCTGATGCACCTGGTTGCCGACCTTGTTGAAGATGGCGTCATTGGTGACAACGAGCGCGAAGGCAACGAGGAAGCGATGCAGTCCTACGCGCAGACGCTGAACATCGACCTGATTACCCACTCTGTCCGCAACAAGGGCAAATTGAGCGATCAGAAGTCGGTCATCAAGTTCCGTGAAATGGGCAAGGATCGCCTGTCATTCTGGCTGGCCAATCGTGTTGACCAACTGGCATTCCTGGCAATGTCCGGCATCAGTTTCGCCTTCAAGAACAACGGTGAAGCCCGCGTAGGCTCCCCATTCCCCAATCTGTCCTTCGCTGCAGACGTGTCTGGTCCTACCAGCAAGCGCAGCGTGATGTGGGATGGCACCGGCCTGGCTGTATCGAACACTGCTTCGATCACCACTAGCTACGTGCCCACCTACAAGATGATTGTGGATGCCGTGGCCTATGCCAAGGAAAACTACATCAAGCCCCTGATGTCGGAAGGCAAAGAGCATTACGTGATGTTCGTGACTCCCGGCACACTGGCCGCTCTGAAAAAGGATGCGGATTACCAGCGCGCAGTGGTTGGAGTGGCTACCAAGGCCGGAACTGATAGCCCATGGTTCACTGGTGGCAATGTCACCATTGATGGCGTGGTTCTGCACGAACACCGCTTGGTCTACAACACCAAAGGCGCTGCTTCTGGTTCCAAGTGGGGTGCTGGCGGTCTGGTCAACGGTACTCGCACACTGCTCTGCGGTGCGCAGGCGCTGGGCATGGCCGACATTGGCACACCCGAGTGGAATGAAAAGGACTTCCAGTATGGAGCGCAGCAAGGCATCAACATCGACAAGATGTTTGGCCTGCTGAAACCCAAGTTCTACAGCATCTACAACGGTAGCGTGCAGGACTTCGGAATCCTGGCCATCGACCACTACGCCCAGTAAGAAGTGACTCAGTAGGGGCTTCGGCCCCTGCGTTCACAAATTCCCATTGATGTTGAAAAGGAAAAATCATGCCTATCACCAAAAACCCAGCTCGCCAAGAGCTGATCGCCGCCCACGTTGACATCAACCTGGCCGATGTCGCATCCAACGTTGCAGCGCCCGCGCTGGATCTTCCTGTTGGTGCAGTCGTCGTAAGTGGTGCATTTGTCACCACTGAAGCCTGGAACTCCACCACTTCTGACGTGATGGACGTAGGCGATGCAGGATCTGCGACCCGTTACCTGACGGACGGCAACATTCGTGCGCTGGGCGCCCGTGTCCCGTTGGTGCCTACCGGCATCGTCCACGATGCGACCAACAACACGTTGCGCGTGACATGGACCAGTGGCGGCGGCGCACCAACCACCGGCAAGGTTCGCCTGGAAGTTCAGTATTTCGTCAAGGGACGTGCTGCTTTCACGCAGGGCTAAAAGTTTCTCCTTGAGTGGCGCCCTTCGGGGCTTTTAACCCCCACCGGCTTGATCCCCGGTGGGTTTTTTGGACAACTGAGGATTCATAATGAAATTCCGATCTACCACTGGCGAAGATATCCATATTGCACTGACCAATGGCAAAACTGCCTTGATTGGCGTGGAACTCACCGAACTCGACAAAGAGTTTCACAAGGAAGCCATCGCACGCGGAGCATTGCCAGAAGGCGTGGACGCTGATGTGGACCCCGTGAACACCGGCTTCAATCGCAAGCAGGCCATCATTGACGTTCTCGATGCCATGGCAGACGGCGACACCGAAGGCGACTTCAACCAGGACGGCACCCCCGCATTGAAGCGCGTGACTGCAAAGCTGGGTTTCACAGCCTCCCGCGAGGAAGTGAATGAAGCCTGGGCAGTAGTAACCGCCAAGGCCGACTAAGCCCATGGACGCTACAGAACTGCTTGGCATCTTCCGCGAGGAAGTATCGGACAAGGTAGCACCCTACCTTTGGTCTGATCCGTTGGTGTACGCCTACATTGACGATGCCCAAAAGCAGTTCTGCCGTGAAACTCACGGCATTCAAGATGCGCGTACCTTCACCATTCCGCTGGTTGTCAATACCGAGTGGTACGACATCGACAAGCGGATTCTCCAAATCCTTGGGATCTATGACAGCCGCGGAAGCAAGCTCCACGTAGTCACCCGGGATGAAGCCAATGCGCTGCATGTGCGCTTTGACGGCACAAAAGGCCAGATTGATGGCTTTGTGAAGGGCCTGGAGAAGAATGCTCTGCGCGCCTTCCCAATTCCAAACACCGCCGAGACGCTGACCATGGAGGTTTTGCGGCTCCCAGTGACCATCGAGGCCGGCGACGAATTTGAAATTGATGAAAAGCACATCCTGAACCTGCTACTTTGGGTCAAGCACAAGGCCTATGGCATGCAGGACACCGAAACCTACGATCCGGTGAAGTCTGCCGATTACAAGCAGGCATTCAAGGCCTATTGTGATGACTCGCGCATTGAGGATGGCCGCCTGACACGCAATGTAGCGGTCGTCAAATTCAGGGATATGTGATGGCCAGCTACAAAAAAGACCCAAATGCAGTGCTGGACTATACGTTCGACTGGACGGCGTACCTAACACCGCTGGCCGACACCATATCGACTGTGACCTGGGTACTACCCACGGGCTTGACCAAGGTTTCTCAGTCCAACACCACTCTGACGGCGACCGCATTCATATCTGGCGGGACGATTGGCGAGACTCTGACACTCACTTGCCGGATTGTCACAGCGGGTGGCCGCACTGATGACAGGTCCATCGTTCTCAAGATTGTGGAGCGATGAGCAATGTCGGACCCCAACCGGACCTTCGCTGTATCGCCAGATGACCGCAGCGCTGCTGTAGGCGTGGACTTGCGCAGTACCGGCGTGGCCGCAGAGGCCCGTATTAGTGCTGTGGATGCAGACGACAGGCTTGAATCAATCCAGGCTGCAGGCACGACTGAGTTCGTGGCCGCTGGGAACTAAATGACCGCATTCACGATCAGTACAGGCACAGACGAATACTTTGACGCCAAGACTGGCGGCTCAGTCAATGCCACGCTCGACTCGTATGCGATCTCGAATCGCACACGCTTGGTGGTGCGCACAGACTCCAACGCCTGCGCCAACCACTCGGTGGCGTTCGGCTCTCTGGATACGGTGACCTTCACTGGAACGGGTGGCACACTTCACTTCGACCCGACCTACGTGCGCGTGATTGCGTACACGGGCGGCTCGGGTAACTCGCCAGCGTTCGGCGCGGCCATCAGTCAAGGAGGCGTAAGTGGAGTATTTCTTGGTGCTTGGACTAATTGGCAGTCTGAGTGTATTGTTCCCGGTGCTGCTATCGGGGCAGCGGGATTCATTAAAGTCGGTGGCGTTACAGGCGGTAGTTTCGCTGCTGGCGCTCTCACTGGCATTACTGCCACATGCTCGGGAGCTGATGTACAGGGTTGGATAGAGGTTCGCGGCGCTGACACAGCCACCATTACCGTGCCACGGATTGGTGCAGTCACGTCGACTGAGGCGTGGTTTGAGCTTGGCACAACCAACGGCGCAAGGAATCAGATCATTCCCTGTCCAACGACGGCAACCAACCCAAGCACATTCCCCGGCGTGTGGATTGAGACTGC